ACATCCGCTGTGCCGATTGACACATAACGGCTAGTTACAACAGTTTTTGCCATTGTGATTTTCCTTTTGTTTAGTCTGCTTGCACAGCGATATCGAATTCAGCGGCAAGATAAGTGTTCTCACCGATGGTGACTGAGCCGTAGTTTCTCATGCCTGTAACTATTGTATCAAACACGATGCCACCAAGGGTCTTGTCGGATTCAATCGCTACCCTAATGCTACTGCTACCGGTTGGTGAGCAGTAGGCATCAAGATTATTTTGAGCGGTGCGCTCTGATACTCGGCCAACGACCAGAGTAATCGTGTAATTGTAAGTTGAAAGAGCGTTGTTGAAAGCTCGGTGATAGTCCACAGATGAGGGTTGGATAATCGCATAAGGTGGGTTCACATTGTCAGGAATAGTTGGCCCTGAGCGTAGGCCTGTAATAGTTCCCAGGTTGGTTGCCAGACCTGAGCGGATAGCGGTAATGCTAGCCACTATGCGAACTTCACAATCCTGTAAGAATCCACAAGTTGAGAAACATCTGGGTCAAGGCGAGAGCCGACACGAATGAAGCCGAGGTCTGGGCTTGATAGAACACCAAGAGGTGAATCTAGGCGTTTGAAGATTCGGCTGGCCTGAATGATTGTGGCTTGCTTGATAGCAGTTGGAATCGCTGAGAATCCCCAAGTTGCTGTGACCTTTACAAGGGCTTCGCCACCCCAGATTGGGAAAGTGTAGTCACCAATGGCTCTAATGGCGTTGTAAGGCCATACAAGGCCGTCTACACGCCCATTTAGAGGCTCTAGTTGGTAGTCATCTGCTTGCCACACAACATCGTAAGTTCCATCGGCAGAAGTGTCAGTAGCAATCTCAGTAATTGTGATTGCATCATCAATGTTGGTTAAAAAATCATTGTCAGCAACAAAGTAGCGTGAGGCAGTTCCAGCATTGTAGAAAGAACGCGCACAGTAAGCATCTACCAGTCGAGAAGCCGACTCAATAGCCATTTCTAATAGCGAGTCATCAATGCTGTCGCTTATGCGAAGGGCAGCCTTTACCTCGGCTAGAGTTGCGTATCCGTTTGCGATTGCCATAACACAATTCTACCGCTCGAACCGCAACCGAGTTTTGATGTCTGTCGAGCTAATGCCCTGAGTGTAAGGAATGTAGCAAAGGCCTATACCACGCTCATCAAGCCAGTCTTGGTCAAAGCCCATCTGAGAATAGTAATCTTTCCTCGCCCAGTCCGAACCAATTACAACTAGGTCTGGGTTTGTTTCTTCAATTGCTGGCTTGCTATCAGCACCGCCATAGTTAGGAAACACCCAGTCCACATAGCGACACGCTTTTAGAACAGCCTCACGCTCGACATAATTCATAACCAAGCCTTTGCCCTTGTAAGCCAGAATAAACTCATCGGTGTTTAGCGAGATAACTACTTCGCCATCTGGGCCTGCCAGTTCTCGACAACGCTTTAGAAAAGACACATGGCCTGAGTGAAAAAGGTCGAATGATCCGCCTGTATAAACTCTCAATCCCATCGGTTAGCCCTTCTTGTTTTTAGAGTCCACTCGCCAGCAGTAAAATCCTCATCGGCTTGCTTGTCATCAAACAGCCTCATGTTGGCGGCATAAGACCTGCCATTTACCTCACTAAACCCAGATTTTAGAGTGCTTGAGTTATCGTGATGCACCTTAGCCTGAATAGTTTTCTTAGGCACACCAGCCTTATCCACTCGGCGCTCAAGGTCGTTGTCATCAAAGTAAAGCGGATAGAACCGCTCATCATAAAGCCCAACCTTGTCAATCATTCCCTCACCGAAAACAACAGCCGACCATTGAGGAACAATGTCTAAAAAGTTCAAAGCTTCAGTATCCACCTCGCCAGCGACAATTTGCAAAGCACCTGGCTCAAAATGGGCATCATCATTGACCAGAACCCAGTAAGGCGCATAAGGCGTGGACTTGATAATCAGATTCCAAGCACCAACAAGTCCAAGACCAAAAGGCACACGAATAACCCACATATTCCGCACCAAATCTGGTTTGATAGGGTTCCAAGACTGAGTTCCCGAATTATCAACCACCACGAGATGTTCCACAGGATAATCCACAGAACGAAGAAGGCGATCAGCAAGGTCAAATCTCTTTAGAGTGCAAAATCCCAGAACAGGAATCACTTTAGAAGTTTCTTTAGAACTGGCATCCAATACTTATCCCACACAGTATCCACATCAAACTGTTTTGCGAAATCCATAGCAATCTGGCTAGGGCCTCGGTCTGCCTTGTAAGCAAGTTCCAAAGCATTCACAATAGATGGAATTAGCGGTGTAGACCACATAGCATTCTGACCAGCATCCCAAGTTGGCTGACCCTCAACAAGCCAAGAATCCTCAGCAACAAGATCAGGGGTGGCAGCCCAACTAGAACCAATAACTCTAGTGCCACAGGCTTGAGCCTCAACAGTTGGAAGCCCAAAACCCTCACCCATACCAGATGCAAGCAAAACATCCATAGCCGAATAAAGACCAGCCAAATCCTGTTGGCTCATTCCATACTTGTAATCCACCATAGGTGGGAACATCACAGCCTCTTTAGGAATGTCAAACGCCTGAAGCATATTTATTAGATTCCAGCCACCAGCAGCACCCAAAGGTTCGGTGTGTAAGTAAAGCACCGCATCAGGGTGGCGTTTGCGGAAGATTGAGAAAGCCAGCAAGTTCTCAGAAAAAGACTTGCGGTGAATAAGCCCAGATGACTTATTAGCGGCATTCATACCGACAACAAACTCATCTGTTAGACCCATGTAGGTTCTGACATCTTCGCCCTGAATTTTAGCAGTAGGTTTGAAAACTTTAGTGTCAATACCATGAGGCACATACTCGCACTCAATACCTTTGCGCTCCATAGCTCGGACACCATTCGGGGCCATTGCAATAGGGGTCACATTCTCTTTGCGTAGCCAATCTTCAACACCTGGAGTTAGGTCTAAGTGGTCTACTGGAGTCCAAGAACCAATGTTGATGTTATCCCAAGCCTTACCCTTTAGAACCCACACATCATAAAGAGTGATTAGAGTGTCAGGCTGGTTAGGGTTTTTAGACTTCCAATGAGCGTGGTGCATTGGTGCGACATCGTTTGAGTAAGGATCAAGGCCTCTAGGGTAGTGAGGAATCTCACCATAAGGAGTTTTGTAAGAACCTATTGAACCTTCAAGACCATAGTTAGAAGAAGCAGCAACATCAGCACCATCTCGCTTGAGGCGGTCTACTAAGTATTGAGCTTGCTGTCCGTAGCCAGTTGTTTGACCTGGCGAATTAGACCAAACAGTAAAAGTTCCTTTTATTTTCTTGCTTGCCAAGATGTCCCTTTCCGTAGGTATCTAAAGACTAGCAAAAAATCCAGACAAAGGTAAACCCCTGAGCCTACGCACCCAGGGGTCTACCAGTCTGAAATTACTCAGGGTTTAGCTTGCGCCACCCTTGAAGTAACCAATGTGTGATGCGTGAGTCAATCCACCATCTAGGCGCATTGTTCCGCGGAAGGTTGTTGTGTCTGCGTTGAATGCATAGTCAGCTGAAGTAGCAACCTGGATTCCACCAGCAACACGAACCTTGTATGAAGGTAGGTGACCGAATAGAACAGACTTTGCACCAGTAGCAACAGCAGCAACAGCAGGGTTCTCGTATACAGCGTATCCAAGAAGTGTTGCAGCCTGACCAGGAACAGCAGAATCAGTCCAGATGTAGTTACCTGCACCATCCTTCATCTTGCGAGCAGCAGCGATACCAGTCTTTGACATCTGGAAGCCTAGACCTGGAAGAACACGAGCGCCATCAGCGATTCCGTAAACAAGGTCTACTAGGTTCTCGTATGTTGCAGCACCAGATACACCAGTTCCACCAGTTACAACTGAACCAGCAGAGGTAGCAACACCAGTAGGCTGAACAGTTCCAGTTCCGGTGGTTAGCAATGCGTTAGCCTGGAAACCAAGTGACTGACCCAACTGCTCAGCAATGTAAGCGTTGATGTCGAAGCCAGCGTCTGCAATCAGTTCGTTAGAAACTGAAACCAAAGCACCAATCTTGAATGCACCTAGTGAAAGGCTTGAGAAGGTTGGGTTTGACTCTGAGATTGCTGAACCAGCAGCGGTTACAGCAGCGGTTGAGTAAGCAGTTACGGTTGGGATAACTAGAGTTTCGCCAGAAGCGGTGTTGATAACTTCTGAGGTGTTTAGCATTGGACCTACTAGGCGAGCAATACCAAATACCTGGTCATAGAATGACTGACCAACGGTGTTTGATGAAGGCACTAGAGCAGCGCGAGCTTCGCGGTTGAATTCGTGTGAACGAACTTCGCCACGAGCGATTGCGCGGATTAGTTCTGCATCGCTTGATGTTGGAGTTGCAGGTGTGAAAGAAGCAGCAGCCTCAGAAGCCTGAGCTGAGCGCTCCTCAACACGCTTTGCAGTTTCGATTGATGCATCGCGCTGTGCGATGTCCGCCTCTAGGCGCTCAATCTTAGTTAGTTCTTCAGCAGATAGTC